AAGAGGATCCTGTATATTTTGCTAGGAACTATATTAAAATCATCTCTTTGGATGAGGGTATAGTTCCTTTTAAGATGTGGGATTTTCAAGAAGAACTCATAGAAAAATTTCACGAGCATAGATTTAATATAGCAAAACTACCTCGACAGACTGGTAAGTCTACCACCTGTGTGTCATACCTTTTACACTATATACTTTTTAATGATAACGTCAACGTTGGTATTCTTGCTAACAAGTTATCTACTGCTAGAGATCTACTTGGTAGATTGCAATTAGCATACGAACAATTACCACTCTGGTTACAGCAAGGTATTGTCGTATATAACAAAGGAAGTATGGAGTTAGAGAATGGATCAAAGATTCTCGCTGCATCTACTTCAGCATCTGCTGTCAGAGGTATGTCGTTCAACATCATCTTCCTCGATGAGTTTGCGTTTATACCTAACCATATTGCAGAGCAATTCTTTAGTTCCGTTTATCCTACTATTACTTCTGGTACATCCACAAAAGTCATCATTATATCAACGCCTAATGGAATGAACCACTTCTATAAGTTGTGGGTGGATGCACAAAAAGGTAGAAATGGATATGCATGGTCTGAAGTTCACTGGTCAAAAGTGCCAGGTAGAGATGCGAAGTGGAAAGAGACAACTATAGCAAATACATCTGAACGACAGTTCACACAGGAGTTTGAGTGCGAGTTCCTAGGATCTGTTGATACATTAATAACAGCAAGCAAACTTAGAACATTAACTTACGATGACCCCCTTACGACCAACGGATCTCTCGACGTATATGAAAATCCTATACGTGATCATGATTATATTATATGTGTGGACGTATCTCGTGGTCTCGCACAGGATTACTCTGCCTTTGTGGTAATTGATATTACACATGCACCATGGAGACTGGTGGCAAAATACCGTGACCATGATGTTAGACCAATGGTATATCCTAATATAATATTCAATGTAGCAACAAATTATAATAAAGCATACGTTCTCACTGAGGTAAATGATATAGGAGAAGCAGTATCTGCTAGTCTATTCTATGATCTAGAATATGAAAATGTATTGATGTGTGCTATGCGTGGTAGAGCAGGGCAAATAGTCGGACAGGGATTCTCAGGTAACAAAGTTCAGATGGGTGTAAAAATGAGTAAGACTGTCAAAGCACAAGGATGCTCTAACCTCAAGACACTGATAGAAGATGATAAGTTACTTGTTAAGGATTATAACATTGTATCAGAGTTGACTACATTTATACAAAACAAACAAAGTTTTGAGGCAGACGAAGGATATAATGATGACCTTGTAATGTGTTTAGTTATCTTTGCATGGTTAGTGCAGCAGGAATATTTCAAAGAGATGACCGATCAGGACATCAGAAGACGTATATATGAGGAGCAAAAAAATGCTATTGAACAAGACATGGCACCATTTGGTTTTATAGATGATGGACTAGAGCAACAACAGGAAATAGACAGTCAAGGTAATGTTTGGAGTATTGATATGAATGAAGAAAACCAAGAGAAATGGAAGTTAGATGAGTATGGTGACATGGCAAGTCTCTGGGAGTATCGCTAAAGAACAAGCTTTTTCTAAATAATATTAGACAAAAATTGTTATTACATCAGGAGTAAATACATGGCTAGCACGCTCTTATCGCCAGGAGTTGAGATCCAAGAGAGAGATCTGACTATTGGTTCGATTGAGACGGTTGAAGTAAACGTAGGAGCAATAGCGGGTGCCTTTCAAAAAGGACCTGTTCTTAAACCAGTTCGCATAGCATCCGAATCTCAACTAATTGAAACATTCGGGGAACCTAACGATAAAAATGCAGACGAGTGGTGGACTGCTGCAAGTTTCCTACAGTATGGTGGTGTTCTTGACGTCGTTCGTTGTTCTACTACAGGACAATTAACCGCATCAGACGATAACGTAACTTCTCCATATACTCTTTCTATTCCTACATTAGAGCATTACGAAGCGAATGAGTATTTCACAACAAATAATCCATTCAAATGGGCAGCAAGAAATCCTGGCGTTCAAGGAAATGCAATTAAAGTTGCAATCATCGACAAAGGTGCTGATGTAACTTTAACACTTGACAGTGCATTAACAACTACAACAGTAGGCACACAAGTTTCTACAGCATCTGGATCTCCTAATGGTTCTAAGTCTGGTTTCATCTACCAATGGGATGCAGCATCAAATAAAGTCTCCTTAATTACTTCTGATACTTGGGTCGCTACTGATGTTATTGAAAACGGTGTTACTGATGCAGTTGTATCAGCAAAATCAGATTGGTATGATTCTCAAGTTGCTTACGGTAATGTAAACTGGGCATCAATCGCTCCTAGACCTGGCACTTCACCTTACGTTGCAGAACGTGGTGGTGCTAACGATGAAATGCACATTGTTGTATATGACTCAACAGGAGCTATCACTGGTAAACCAAATTCATTACTAGAGAAATTCATATATGTATCAAAAGCAAATGATGCTAAGACTTCATCTGGTGCAGTAAACTATTATCCTACAGTTATTCTTAATACTTCTCAGTATGTTTACTGGGGTTCACATGAGAATGATGCGTATGATGTAAGTGGTAACGCTGCAATTTCATCTGCTGCTAACTTTGGTGGAACTGATAATGCAGGGAATCCAAGCACAACTACATTTGATTTATTCTCATCAGATGTTGCTAACAGAACTTACACTTTTGTAAAAGGTGCAGAGGTAGGATCAGCAACAGCTGGACAAGTAATAACTGCACTTAACGAGTTTGCAGATACAGAAACCGTTGACATCGACTATCTCTTAATGGGTGGAGGAGCAATTGCATCAAAATCAGATCATCAACAAGTCGCTGCTAAAGTTCTTTCAGTTGCTTCTAGCAGAAAAGACTGTGTTGGTTTCATCTCCCCTTACTATAGTGACGTCGTTGGAGTTACATCTTCAACAACACAAACACAAAACGTAATAGATTTCTATGAAGGTATGCAAGCAACATCATTCGGTGTGTTTGATAGTGGATGGAAATATATCTACGACAGATTTGCTGACAAGTATCGTTACGTTCCTCTTAACGGAGACGTTGCAGGATTATGTGCAAGCGTAACTGCAAACGGTACTCCATGGTTCTCTCCCGCAGGATTGAATCGTGGTGCAATTAGAGGTGCTGTAAAACTAGCATACTCACCAACTAAATCTGAAAGAGACCAACTCTATCAGAGAAGGATCAATCCAGTAACCAGTTTACCTGGTCAAGGCATTGTTCTTTTTGGAGACAAAACTGCTCTCGCTTCACCATCTGCATTTGATCGCATCAATGTTAGACGTCTTTTCAATGTGATAGAGAAGACAATCGGCAATGCTGCGAAGGGAGTCCTTTTTGAACTTAACGATGAGTTCACACGTAACAACTTTAAGAATGTTGTTGAACCATTCCTTAGAGGCATTCAAGCTGAAAGAGGAATTACAGATTTCTTAGTTGTGTGTGATGACACCAATAACACTGGTGCAATCATCGACGCGAACGAATTTAAGGCAGATTTCTTTATCAAGCCTGCACGTTCAATTAACTTTATCACACTAACCTTCATCGCTACACGCACAGGTGTATCATTTGAAGAAGTAACCCCTCGCAGATAACTAACGGAGCAATTTAACAATGGCAAAGAAAGGATTAGGTTTACTTACTTTCCAATCGGCAATCAAGGGCGGGGTTCGCCCTAACCTGTTCTCAGTAGAACATGGATTCCCACAGGGAGTATCAGACCCAACAATTGACGGAACTGGAAAACCAGAAGAGTCAGTAACATACATGTGTAAAGCAGCAGCACTTCCTGCAACAAACGTAGGAACTGTTGAACTACCATTTAGAGGTCGTGTACTTAAAGTGCCTGGCGACAGAACTTATGAGACATGGACTGGAACATTCTATATGGATGACGCATTTGAGTTACGTGCAGCATACGAAAAATGGATCGAACTAACAAACGGTGTAGGTGCAAACGTTGCAACTGCAGGAATTAGTAGTGACGCTGATGGTATTCTTAAGAATATTAAAGTTGATCAACTTACTAAATTTGATGGTGACGGACAGAATCTTAAAGTAATTCGTCAATACGAATTGTTTTCCGCATTCCCTGTATCTGTATCTCAGGTTTCTATTGCATATGACAACAATGATTCTTACGAAGAGTTTGATGTTGAGTTTGCATATCAGTTCCACACATCTAAATCAGTAGACGTAGGACAGGCAGGAAACGATACTCTCGTTTAGAAACCCGCCTAAAT